AGCCGACATTGCGTTGTTTGTAAGCATATAGTCAAAGTTTGTAACCTGTCCTTCGTCTGCTTCTTTCTTGCCCACCTGCCATATCTTACCACCCTTCCACGAGATATCCTGATTGAACGCTGATGCATTGTAGAACATATACTGCATATACGTAACATTACTCGTATCCCAATTGCCTATATCCTGATTGAACGCTGATGCATTGTAGAACATATACTGCATATACGTAACATTACTCGTATCCCAATTGCCTATATCCTGATTGAACGCTGAGGCATAGGCGAACATAGACATCATATTCTTAACATTACTCGTATCCCAATTGCCTATATCCTGATTGAACGCTGAGGCAACGCTGAACATATACAACATATTCGTAACATTACTTGTATCCCAGTTGCCTATATCCTGATTGAACGCTGATGCATAGCGGAACATATACGACATATTCGTAACATTACTTGTATCCCAGTTGCCTATATCCTGATTGAACGCTGATGCAGAGCGGAACATATTCAGCATATTCGTAACAGATGATGGCAGTTTGTTCGGCGGCAAGTATGTTAGATTGTTTGCATCCCTGAACGCCCCCGAAAAAGATGTCCAGCCAATATTCAGGCCGAAACCCAGACAGCGTATCAGCCTTGCTGCGTTTTGCCACTCATGTCCTCCGCTGGCGTCTCCGCCAAATCTGTCGCCTGTGCCTGTAAACCTTACCAGATAATGCCCGACATTGACAAATTCATGCGTTGCTACCGACTTAGTATCCACCGTGCTATCTGCCGTGCCATCACCCCACTCGATTGTCAATTCCTGTTCGCTTAAGAAGTCAAGCGGGATGCCGATAGTTGTATTGGCAGTCGTAATATTGAAATGCAGATACATATCAGCGTTATCTTCAATGTTGTATGTCGCTATATCGCTTTCTACAGCTCCCTTAACCGCTATCGCTTTAATTGTCGGGTCGAGATTTTCTATATCTACACCGTTCAAATCAAATGCAGTGGTATATTCAGTAGATGCAGATGTCGGGTCTGTGCCGTCTGTAGTATAATATATCGTAGCCCCTTCGGTCGCACAGGTAATCGTAACTTCGCCATCGGTTATTGTGATGACAGGGGTAGCGACACGAGGTATCCCTCTACCTTTTTTAATAATTAATGGAACGCCTATTCCTATTCCTATTGCCATATATATTACCTTAATTGCGATAGGGCGAGACGTATCCCGCCCCATCTATGTTAACGATTAATACAGGTAGAATACCCCGATTGTTTCCGGAAGTTCTGCCTTCAATCCTACGTCAGAAAGTAAGAGGTCTTGCTGGCCATCTACTCTCTTGATATTGACATCAGGCTGATAGTTAGTAGGTTCATACTCCATAAGAGTAACATTATTCATATCGACTACAAACATAGTGTCGTTATAGCTACCATTCAGTAGCGGATGCTCTACAAGGTTGATTGTTCCGTGTGCTGTTCTGAAAGTAAATATGCTAATACCGAACGAGTTAGTTGACTGGTCAACTCTAATCCAATCTGATGTAGCTGCAAGAATATTAAAGAAACTAATCCAGGCAGCAGAACAGAATGCCAGACGTGACTTAGAGCCGAATCTGAACAAACTTTCCATCTGATTGATAAAGTCGGTATACTCGTAAGATGAAGAATTAACTACATACTCACGTGCCCCACCTAATCCGCCTACAGCTTCGTTATCGCTCCAAGCACAGATTTGCTGTAGTCCAGCAGTCGCCCTTATCGGGAAGCCATCTGCGTCAGTTATGACATTGCCGGGTGCTGCAAATGGATTGTTACTCGTTGTATTGGCTACTCTATTGCCAAAGAGCAACCCCTTCTCGATACCTACTGCGTGTTCGATAGCCTTATCAATTACTACACGTTGTGCTTCAGAACCACCTACTAACGCCATATTACGCATCGTTCTGGTCATATTTACGAGTGTCTTGAATATCTGGGCACTTCCCCAACGAACCTGTACGTCATCCTGGAAAGCGTGAGCAATGTCTCCACCTTCCGGATGTGCCGAACCTATGATGTTATATACAGTTGGTGTTGCAGCACTCGATGATAATGCGATAGGAGATGCTACATTCTGTAGATACTTAACGTTAATATAACTGAATCCGGTATCTTTCTCAACGGAAGTTACTACAAAGTTGTAGTAATTACATACGCCTTGAGATGCTGTCTTGACCTGAATAACAACGCCAGGAACTACCTGCTCCGGTATTTCGCCAGTACCATTAGCTTTAGCTGCTTTCCAGTTGGTTACCTTAAGCCTATTGGTTGTAGTTAACCCATCCCCTGCACCTGCGTCTTGGTCTGGTATGGCATTACCGGTAGCGTAAATACGGCCGCATTGCTGTTCAATCCATTTCGGTCGATGCTCGTTCCAACTGAAATCCGGATCAGTTATCGATTGTTTACGTGTGTGATATAAAAGTGTCAACAGAGGTGTAGCAGCAGGTGTTAACTGTGCTATTTCATCTGCGACATTAAATTTCCTACGAGAAGCGATACCGTCAAAAAAGGTTGCCTGTATCGTATTTCTCGGTGCTTCGTACATTGCCATTATATTGTCCTCCGACTAATTATAGTTTTGTCGGGTCGTTTGCGTCTGTGCCTCTTGTCTTAAGTATTTGCTTATAAGGATTGCTCTGGTCTGTATCCTGACTGTCAATGGTAGGCACAAAAGTTATCTTGTTGGTTTGTAGGTCGGGTAGGATGCCTTTCTGTGGCGGCTTATTCAGTTTCTTAAACGTCTCATAAACATTACGATTAAGATTGGCACCTAAATATCCCTTAGCAAAATTCTCTACCTCTTTAGGGTCGTATCCCTCAGCGGTTATCTGATGATATAAGAGTTGACTCTGTGCTTCTGATACGGCTGTGCCAACTACTTCTTTCTTCACCTGTTCTCTGATTCTATTAGCAAATTCAGCAGGATTTTCCTGCAAGAGTTTCGCTAAATCCTCTTCACCACTTTTAGTTGTAGATTTGCTATCCACTTCTTTTATGTTCTTCAGCATCTCTTCCCGTTCCTTAAGCCATTTCTCTCTTTGTTCCAATTCGTCCTGACGTCTTTTTAGTTCGTCCATCGCTCTGTTAGACTCATAGTTTTTCTTATTTGCGAACGCCATTGCTGAGATAGCCTTCTCCGCATCTACTTTCCATTTGTCTAACGCTTCACCTTCTAAACCTTTAGGCTGTTCAACCTGAATATTGTCATCCTTGATGACAAACTTCGTGTCGTGTTCGCCTACCTTAAGATTGTGCACTTCAACATTCTCATCCTGACCCGAAGGTTGAGACTGCTTGTTTTCTGTTACTTCGGGTTTAGATTGCCCGTCTCTTAATTCCGCATCACTCATTTGTTCCTCCTCTGGGTTGTCCTTCGACATTGCCCTGAACTGTTTGTTCTATTAATTGATTTATGGTATCTTGTAACTCAGGGTACGTTTCGATTGCCTGTGCTATTCTCAAGAGACCACGTTCCGCTAACCATCTATTATACTTAATGTCTGCGTCTTCATATAATTCTTCTAATAAATCCTTAACTGATAATGCTCCTGCGGTATACGTCTGTACCGCATCCTGTCGTCTTCTTTGGTTCTGTGCTTCCGGATTAATTCTGATAATTGGCGTGACATAATATCTGTCTGCACGCAACATATTATGTTCACTAGTGGCTACGTCAAGAGGTCTTACTAATCCTGTAGCGTCAACGCCCTGTATCGAATGGGGATAATTACGATACACTGTTATATCGTCTTTTACTGCTGAGAAAATGCTCTTAATAAAATCAGTCCACGCCAAAACATCTTCTTTGACAAATGTCTGGCTTGCCTGTTGTAATTGATACGCCAATACACCAGACTGTCCGGAATATTGCATTTCACCACGTGCGGCATCAACCGCTCCGGTTTGGTTTTTTATAGCCTCAGATATAATACGGTGTAACGCAAGCGGCATATCTGCCTGAGTTGGCGGAACTTCCCATTGGATAGGCCTACCGTTGGGATTCTTTTCTCGCCATTCTTTGCTTATCTTCGCTACATAGTTTAGCTTATAATAATTCTGTAAAAAGTCTTCAAAGTTATCTAAGCTATCCTCTTCTACAGTTGGCATCGGCCTGTTAAACTTTGCCACCTGTATGGTCAGCAATGTCATTAGTATGATACTTATATCGAGTATGTCGGCACAGTAATATACCATACCAACAGGATATTGCATGTTCTCATTCTCGTTTCCGGTGAGAATGTGATAAGTCGTCTTATTGCCTATATACTTTGGATGCTCTAAGATTATATCCGTGCCGGCGATATATATAGCCTGATACCAGTGAACTTCAGATACCCAGAATGGCTCTTCGAATGTGATGTCTTCAAATTCTCCGGTCTTTCTTATTTCATCCGCTTCAAGTTTTGTATGTATCCAGCTTATTTTCTCTCCTGAATCACGTGAAGCACGTTCGTCTACTACCTCTACTTTCTGGATACGCTGTCGCCTACGATATTGTATCGTGACTACTTCAACTTTATCTTTTTCTCTTGAATGCATCCTGGCATGATTGTATATCTCGTCTTTCTTTTCCGGATACATCTCGCCTAATGCAAATTTACTTACTATTGATCTCTGGAATATATATTCTAATTCTCTAGGATTATCCGATAGAGCACGATAATAGATATCCTTTGACTTGACACGGTGCAATGTGGGTTTCCCAGTCTGGAAATAATGGTCTAAATCTTCTGTGTCCCATCCGGTCTTTACGCAGCCTAATCCAGTAATAAACCAATCTCTGATTACTTCCTTCAATCTTGGGAGATAATCGTAAGCATTGGCTATAAAATTAACTTCAGCTTCGGCTAAACGTAAGTCCTCAGTTTGCTGTCCATCGAATGATTTTAAGTCAATAAATAAATCGCTGCCGATCAACGCTCCGGTCTTCCATATGACCGAGCGTTGCACCCAATTATCTATGAAATACTGATCTGAATATTCAGGATGTGCCGTTAATTCTTTCGATAATGGTAAATCATTAGTCATTACTCTTTCGCATTTTTGACGCTCTGTTTCCCACGCACCCTTACGGCCTTGCTCATCTTTATACTTCTCGTCCCACTCGGTTACATTAAAAGCACTACGCTCTTTATCCTCTAACATTTTAGAGAGTTTTATCCTGTCGCCTTTCATCCTATTTCCTTTTGTGTTTTCTGGTTACCGGTCGTTTGTTTCTACCACGCTGTGCATTATATATCCTCGCTGCCTTACCCTTAGCACCCTTATCCGACATGCCCTCACGCTTGAATTGATCTCGCATCTTCTCATATTTCTTTGGCATTATTACCTCATATTGCTACTATTGGATTACTCGTATATGGATTCTTCCGTAACGCTCTTGTCTGTTTATTTTTCGGCCTGGTAGAATGACATACAAAGTATCGCACTAAATCCGGAAAGTCTTTATATTTCTCTATAATCTTGCCTGATGCTGTGCCTTTTTCATAATCTAATTTAGTTTTCGGCCTGCGTCTTATATACTTCTGCAAGCCGGCAATTGTGTGATGGCATGTATTATATACCAACAGTCCGGGCTTACCATCTGGTAATGATGCAAGTTTACTCGCCACGAGTCTATGACCGTATACTATTTCCCCTTCCTGTGTATCGGCTGTATATGATTGTTTGAAATAATATCCCCTGTCAAGATATGCATCAAACAATGTCTTCTTAGTCTCTCCACGTGTTTGATTTCCAAAGTGTTTGTCCAATATTCTATCAAACGGTTTACCGCCTATTTTGCGTTCTATCAGCTCATAGATACTTAACTCTTCGTCAAGATTCAGCGAACCTTTCATCTCCCAGTAAGGCACGTCATATCTGTCCGGATACTCGTTGCATATAACGTGTCTACCATTTGGCATAACAAAACCCCAGAGTGCGGCGGGAGGTCGGCCATCGTGAGGGTCAACTACATGGAAAAGGAGGTAATTGTCTTTGTATGGGTAATCAGAAGGAGAGACGATATGTTGTTCGCCGAACTCTGGGTATATAATTTCTTTATAATACATAAACTCGCCACGTTCACGAGCTGCACGTTCATCTGGTGAATACTGGGCAACCATTTCCCTTGCAGTCTGATACGATAGATGTCCACGCTCTTTATCTTCGGTAACATCCCATATAGTGCCCCTGATAACTCTTATTCCCGGCTCTCCGGCATGTTCAACTATATCCGTATCGAGATAAGGTTCAGTATCGAGCGGGGTAAGCGGCAAGAACGTCATACATCCTGCACGGCGTCTCGACATAATGGCACGCCAGATCGGTTCTGGTACAGGCTCGTCTGCAACGACCAATCCTACCGTCTCAGATTCAAATTCTGAAGCATCCTGAGATGTCGTGAACATCTTCAATACCCATCCATTAGGGAACGTATATTTGTGCTCATAGCCCTTATATCCCCGATATGATTTATACTCTGTCCCGGCAAGTAACTCTTTTAGTCCGCCGGTTATCCTGCCCTCTATTGCCTGTTTCGTAGAGACATACCACGCTACCTTCGGGAATGGGTAATTATTCGCCCACGCATTATCGAACCATCCATTTTGAGCACCTAAGATAACATTAAGCAGAATCTGTAACGCAATTTCTGTCTTACCGACGCCGTTACCACACTGCATTAGTATAGTAGGTATCGTACTCTCCTTCATGGTCTCTGTTATAGCGTTAATTGCCTTTTCTTGTACAAGGTTCGGGCAAAACCATACCAATGGATTACCGCCTATTTCAGATGCCATCTCCAGTGCAAGACGTGGGTCTTTTTCATATACATTGCACAGCATTTGCGTTATAGGTTCTGTGTTTTTAAACATCTTCCTCTAATTCTCTGCGTATCTTCTCCGGCATATGTTCTATCAGTGAGTGATAGGTAACCTGTTTGCATCCCTTACATTCGAACTTATTCTTATCGTTCGCCTCAATCTCTCCACAAGCTGAACATATATAATACGTCTTCTTACTCTTCTTCTTCGCCATTAGATAGCCCCAATTCATTTGACATCTCTGTTAAGTTTTCCTCAATTTCTCGATTCCTCACTTCGCAGGATGCCATCTCGTTCAAATGTCGTGCCTTGTTTAATAATTCCTCTGCCCTTATACTCGCACTATTCTTACTCCTGTCCTCAATATGCTTATCCTCTGCAAGCATACGCTCCTGTATCTTCGCTAAATTCTCCGCTGCCTTAACCCTCGCAGATGCAGGAATACTCATATCGCTTACCATCTCTCTAAATATCTCCGCTAAATACTCCGAAGATACTATACAATCTACCTGCCGCTCCGTATTACGCTTACGTATCGCCCTCAGTATGTCAGGATTCCTTAACAACTCAGTCCACTCGTCTTTTGGAAGTCCTACCGCCTTACATGCCTTCTTGCCATCAAAAAACTTGCAATACTCCTCAACAAATAATAACTCTATTTCGCTAAGTCTCTTCTTATCCACTCTTCAAGCCTCTCGTAATCTTTCTCAGGTACTCCCAGAAAATGTGCCACAAACTCTATACCACGCAAATTATACATGTCGATAACACGACGCTTACGTATGCTATTCAAACTGCCCGGAAAACCTATCTTGTTCTTAATATTATACAGCTTCATCATATTATACTCATTACGTAACTTCAACCACATTGGCGAATACTTCTTCACCTTATTCGCAGAACGAGGATCAACAGAATATATCCTGTCATATATCGCCTTAAACTTCAATACAGTAGCATCCAATACCTCGGTAATCTCCAACGCACCCCAATACATCAACAGTACAGCATAATAATATACACCACGCTCATACATCCGAAGATGTAATAATAAACGTAATACCTCCTTCGTACTCACAGGCCTTGATATATCATACTCGTACATACTATACTCCTAACTATAATATAACTACAATGAATACAAAAGCAAATTATTTCTTACCATCTATGCCGGCAAATAAGATAAGAGCAACACAGACAACACTTTACTACATAGATAACCAAACTAAATATTGCCGGTTTATCGAACGACTGGCAAAACTTTGAACCACAAAGTTTAATATAACCAATAAGTAAGTTGCACGCTAACTTAGTTACTAACTCAGTTACCCCAAAACATAACAAGTAACCTACCTAAATAAATCGACGAGAAGCCCCCTAAAACGCCCAGAATTAAGCAAACTATTCTTTTTAGTCTCTTTATATACCTGAACTATAAAAACGCTCTAAATCGCTCCTCTGATGCCTTAAAAACGATTTTCAAGCTATGAGCGAATCTTACGATACTCTATTGACCTCCACACATTGTTCGCATTGATACGAAATTACACCCGATAAATAAATGAACGATAAAAGCGAGATTATAAAAACGCTGTGTGTGCTGTGTGGTCTAATATACTAATTATCCGCCGTGTCGTTGTCTATCTTGCCATATCCCCGAGGGGGTTGATTGCGTTATCGTGGATGATATTTCGTTGAGTTCGTTCTATTTTTTCCCTGGATCTGTTCAGTTCGTTAATTTACGTTTCGTTACTTTTTCGTACGTTCGAATAGCCTAAGTTTATTAATATAAATGGTAATTGCTGTTAAGATAGGTAAGTAATAATCGTATGTATATATTATTAACGTAGTTTACGAGCGGTTATACTTAATGAGTAATATTATTCGCTTTCGCTTTCGCTTTCGCTTTCGCTTTCGCTTTCGCTTTCGCTTTCGCTTTCGCTTTCGCTTTCGCTTTCGCTTTCGTATTCGTTAGCGATAGCGTTATATATATCGTTATCGTTATCGTATATATCGTATATATCGTAGCGTTATATATATATCGTATATCGTATATCGTATATCGTAGTAGTAGTAGTATATATATTATCGCTTATATTTCGTTAGCGATATAGTAGTAGTAATATATATATTCGTTATCGTTATCGTTATCGTTATCGTTATCGTTATCGTTATCGTTATATATCGATTACTCCCTGCAGGCAATATTTTTTATTCCTTACTATTCGCTTTTGAAGGGCGTTTCGAATCGTTAGTTAAAAAAAGATGAAAAAAAGTTTAGAAATTGCTTGACAAGATTACGGGCCTGGTTATAGTTGGTTTGAAACTAAAGGGACCGGCAAGTCTTAAAACTGCTAAGGAGAAATGATGCAAGTAAGAGTTATTGAAAGGTCAAGGGAAACAGTTATCTCTTTTGAGAGCTATGATGATTTTGTAACCTGGTTAGCAGATCAGGTTTTTTATGAGGGAGAGTCGGTTGAATTTATAACCGACTCCGATCGTTAACCGCTTAACAATCTAAACCGACCGGCATGTCTTAAAACTGCTAAGGAGATTATCGTGAGAATCAAAAGAACTTGCAAGCGAAGTGGAGACGTTTATTATTGGAACGTGTACTTTCAAGCTGATTATTTCGACGCCGGCTACGATGATACGTTTATCGACCTTGTTAGAAGTTGGCTGGATGAAGACGATATGGCTTTCCATTACGATGAAGCTTGGAGAGATGAAAGTGGCAATGTAATTGTTCATGATAACGATGATGAACTTGACAAATACGATGATGGATCGTTCATCTATGAAGCGGTTGATGAGGCTGATGATGTATGAAGGACTGTTATCAACCGTTTTCTCGTTGTTCATTATTGGATCAATCGCTTTATTAAGCGGTCTCATTTACCTTATTGGCGTAGTCATTTATGCCCTTCTTAAAACGATCGGGATTAAGTTCCCATTCATTAGCCATTAATAAACCGACCGGGCATGTCGGTAAACTGCTAAGGAGTAATGATTATGATCAAGCATAAAATGGGAAGGCAAGCTTATATTTACGAACTACGCGGGGGGGTCACTCTCTCCGCTTTTCGTTCTCGCTTTACCGGAATTTATCAGGTTAAGGAGTATCACGACGGCATAGAGTTCAGCACTCACTACTTCACGACCTGGAAAAAAACGAAGCGTTACATTAAGAAACGATCGAGAGAATTAATCTAAGGCGTTTTAGGCGTCTATAATGTCCGGGTTAGTGTTTTATACCATCCCCATAGAGAACGCTTAATTCTGGGCGTTTTAGGGGCATTCACGGGCAAAATAACCATATATCATAAGGAAATATTATGAAAGTATCTATAAAGTGGCAAAAGGTCCACGTTATGGCAACCTACTATGCGACTGGCAAAGTCCGCATAACAAAAATACCGATCGGGGGCTACTACAGGAGTGAAAAGCTCCTGATTAAAGCAATGAGACGGCAACTATCGAAGGCAAATGTATTAGCGGTGTATTGCTTGCATAGTAAAGGAGATCACCTCTACGCGAACGAAAACATAATTCTGAACGATAGCAACTTATCGATAGCTGGCGTTCGTAACGCCGTTTACGATGACCTGGATGACAATTAATTTGCTTTTAGCGGTAAATTAGTTATATTATTTGTGAGACGATAACGGGGCTGGCAGGTTTCGATTGCAGACGTTCCGACGTTTGCAAGACCCCAGTTCGATTCTGGGCAGCTCCACCAATATTGGAGGAGAGATGAAGTTCAAAGTGTTAAAGAGCGATATGACAAGTCCGTTTCAGGGATTCAAATTCGAGACAGACAAATGGTATCACTGTTCGGATTTTGACGAGTCCGGCACACAATGTAGCAGGGGCTTTTATGTAACCCCTGTTGAAGGTCTAACCTATGCCTATAGAAAGGATAGGAGAGTTTTTGAAGCAAAAGTAAAAGGAAAGAGTAGAGCATTTGACATGTTCAAGCAGAGATACGAATATATCAAGCTAATCCGTGAGCTAAGCATCGATGAGATACGGACACTCGCAAAGGCAGAGGAAGAGAAATGCGGATACAAATTATGCGAGGCATTATTCCCGTTCGACCCACTAACTGACGCAAACCCCAGAAATAGGGTAACCCAAAAGGACATAGATAACCTCAAAAAGTGGATATCGGTCGCCGATTCAGTCGGGGATTCAGTCCGGACTTCAGTCTTTGACTCAGTCGGGGATTCAGTCGCCGATTCAGTCGAGGATTCAGTCGGGGATTCAGTCTTTGACTCAGTCGGGGATTCAGTCGCCGATTCAGTCGGGGCTTCAGTCTGGACTTCAGCCGGGGCTTACATCGGGTCATTGTTTCCAAACATCAAGAAGTGGAAATATGTAGAACAAAAAGAAGGAGAATATCCTTTCCAATGCTTGGTTGACCTGTGGTATAGAGGTTTTGTGCCAAGCTATGACGGGGTAAAATGGCGACTTCATCAGGGCAGATACGCAAATATAGTTTATGAATTGGAGGAGAAATGAAATATTGCGATGCGTGTAAGGAGAAAAACCTTGTTAATTACAACAAGCATTTCGACGAAGTAATCAACGAAAGCGTCGGTGAAATAGTGATCATCGACGAGATATTTAAACCTGCTGACATATTAAAGCAGATGAAACCCGAAACTTACAACAAACTGCTGGGTGAGTTTATCCAGCAAGAGAGGTCGTAATGATAATCAAGAGCAAATACTGTACCGCAGAAGATATATGTCCGTATATTCTTGGGACAGAACTTACCCTTGACTTGATGCACAGCAATCCAATGAATCCCAGCATCTACCGACTCGAACTATACCGTGATGCAGATGACGGCAATTTCTATCTCCGGGTGATGAAGGGAGATAATTTATTAGTCCCGCCCGCTCACCTCAAAAAATCTGCCGCAAAGCTATTGGAAGAAAAATGACCGATAAAGCTAAGAAACGGTTCTGGGAAAGAGTAAATAAGGAAGAAAGCGGTTGCTGGTTATGGACTGGATTTATTACCAGACCTGGTTATGGCCAAGTGTCGATTAATAATGCCAATTATCTGGCTCATAGAGCTGTGTATTACGTGCTCTGGGATTGGATGCCAGACGTTAAGATTAAGCATTTATGCAACAATCGTCATTGCGTAAATCCCGATCATCTTCAGATATTGCCCAGACGAAGAAGCAACCCGACCTTGTGTGCCGAATTAACCGATAGAGAGATTGAAATAATCAAGGATAAGGCCGTTCACTACTTTTGCCGCTGGTACTCACGTGACTTCCTTATGCGGCTCGGTGATGATTTTCTCTACGACTTGCAAGCGACGGCAGTCCTGACACACCTTAAAGACGAGGTGCTTTCAACCAACATCTCAGACCTGCTTGCGTCATATGGTTATGCACGCCGCAGACATGGCAAGCAGTCACGCTTGGTTAATTTTACCGTCCCTGCAACTATAAACTATAACATCAACCAAAACTATGTATTTTAGGAGGAGAGATGAAAATAGAGATTAATATTAACTCGACACATAGCGGTAGAGATGAACACAACTCTCGTATCTCCGCTACATCTGTATTAGAGGGAGACGTCACAACAGAAGAACTTTTAACGCAGTTCTATCACCTGCTTGGAGCTATTGGCTATGGACACGGTGCGATTGTGCATGGCCTGCAAGACCTGTTAGAAGAACTGGAGTGATATGTTTAAAAAAGAACGCTTTGTATTGTCGGACGTCTTGTCACGATATTTAAAGCTTAACAAATCCGGCAAGGAGCATAAGGCATTATGCCCGTTTCACGATGAGAAGACACCATCGTTTACCGTCAACGATGAGATGCGGCTTTGGAAATGCTTTGGCTGCGGTAAATCAGGTGACGTTTACGATTTCGTAGCTGAGATAGAGAAAACTGATCTCTCCGGTGCATGGCAGATACTACACGGGGAACAGGAGAAAGTTATCCGGATGAAACGCAAAGACGCTCTGGAAACTGCAAGGGATTGGTTTAAGATACAACTTAAGAATAATCAGAAAGCATTGGCGTATATAAAACAGCGGGGACTCAACGCAGATAAATACGATTTAGGCTATGCTCCGGAACATTACATGCCTGATGATATAGACTCCGAAGAAATAGGATTGACAGGCCTGTTCAATAATGACAGACCGACGATGCGTAACCGGTTGATTATCCCGATATATTACAACAACGAGCTTGCAGGCTTTACGGGTCGCTCTTTAGGAACAGAAGAACCTAAGTATCTCAACTCAATAGACCTTAAAAAGGGCTTATACGCTCGTTACGTTAACGCACAGAAGCCGGTATATGTTACAGAAGGAATAATAGACTGCCTTGCACTGCAATCTAATGGTTACGAGGCAATCTCTATTCTCGGCTCGCACGCTTCAGATGAACAGATACACGACCTTGCGTGCTTCAACGATATTATCCTTGCATTAGACGGAGATGAAGCAGGATACAGGGGAACATTACAAATAGGAAAGTCGCTTATTGCCAAGGGAATACACCCTGCAGTTGCAAATATACCACCAGGAGACGACCCAGATACTCTGATAAAGAAACAGGTCAAGATAACTCACTTGCCTTTCCTACAGTTCTACCTTAACTCAAACGCTGAGAAGCTACGAGATAAGATGGAATATATTCTGGACGTATCCATTAGCTTGACACTCCCACAACGACACTATATCCTGACCGAAACTTCCATCTTCTTTGGCGTTGAACCGAAACAGCTTTTTGCCGAAGCTGAGCAAAAACGCAAAGAATATGAGGACAGGTTACGCAGAGAGGCACTTAAAGAGTCACTTGTAAAAGCATTAAATGATGTTACAGACAAAGACCCTGATGACATATTACGTAACATTAACAATGCCAACGCAAGCGGTAATGTAACTCCGCCAATGTCTTTCAATGAGATGATAGACGATGTAGTAGAACAGAAGAAGGTGGGTGTCAACCTTAACGTCATTTCATCTGGTTTCAAATCGCTTGATAGAATAATGGGCGGTTTCCGATCCGGGTTATATATCATCTGTGGACGTCCATCAATGGGTAAATCCGCACTTGCAATATCTATGATGCTTGATAATATCATTCACGGAAAACGGGTATTATTCTTCTCTCTCGAAATGGGATATGCCGAAATCTTAGAACGGATGCTGTCTATATTAACCGGTATAAATCACGAAGCGATACGTAACAATACTATAGGACAGCGTAGATTGTTGTTTAACGCCGCTTGTGACATACTGAGAACTAAGAATCTTATAATTCGACACGACAGCAAACTGCAGGACTTAATGCTGGAAGCGGAAACAAACGATTGGGATATAATCTATATCGATTACCTGCAATTAGTGATTACCAAAGGCCGTAGCAGGCAGGAAGAAGTGGCAGAATTATCTAAAACACTAAAGAATATCTCTCGACAATCAGCTAAACCAGTAGTAGCACTATCACAGCTTAACCGTGGCATCGAACTGAGAGACGATAAGCGTCCTACTATGGCAGATGTTAGAGAGTCGGGAGCTATTGAGCAGGATGCCGACGTCATGATGTCGGTATTCCGTGAATCTTATTATGATAAGACCAAACCTGAAGAAGAACTTGACGTAGAAGTTATGAAATACCGTAACGGTAGAACCGGCAAGACTACGCTATTCTACGACTTACAGACACAGAGAATTAACGAATGGTAATAAATAATTTGCTTTTCCCACGAAATATATTACATTATCTATAAAGGAGGTAAATAATGGGAATTAATCTAAATATGACACCGGCTGCTACTGGATGGAAAAAGGCACACGTAAAGGCTGCTTACGAACGCCTATCTAAAAACGGTAAGCCCGGATTCAATGTGGAGTTCTTTATCAACGAATCTGGAGACGTAAAGTATCGCTGGTTTGGACAGAATACGTTTGGGTTGGCCGATCTAAAGACCTTATGTATTGCCTGTGGTCTTAAGGAGAGTCAGTTGACGAATTTCGACCCGAGTATGTTGATACAGCGGGAATGTATGGTTAAACTGGAAATGGAGGGAAAATACATCAACGTTGCAGACTTCAGGGAATTGCCTGAAAGCAAGGATGATACCTCACCTGATACGTCCGAAGAAGCACCGTTCTAAGGGGGGGGATGATGAAGATTGTTAATAATACTAATCTGCCAGAATCTATCTATCGGGCAATATGTAACAACCAATACAGACGTAATCCCAACACGTTCGCATCCGTTACCCAGTTACTAAAACCAATAAGAATGTTCTGGCTTGAGTAACGATACGATGACCATATTGTCAAGGATGCAAGCGAAATGATTTATATGCTAATGCTAATAATCGCTTTACTTGTGCTTATAATCTGGCGTATCAATAGGACACGCCGGGTAGAATGGGAACGCTATTGTGTTGAAAGAATGATGCTTATAGACAAATTTAAAAAGGAACTGGAGGCTTTAAATGAAGATAACAAATAACGCAAACCTGCCGGAAAGTCTTTACCGGGCTATATGTAACCAGAGATATGAGCCAGGTGTGGATACTTACGCTTCGGTCACATCACTATTAAAGCCTGTTAGAATGTTCTGGCTGCAAAAAAGGCACGCCGGTGAGATTGAAGAAGATGCATCTGATATGATATACACGTTAATGGGTTCGGCTATTCATTACGTCATGGAGATGGCGAACAAAGATGGAGCTGCTATGACCGAAAAGCGTCTAAGCTTAAAAATGAACGGAAAGAAGATCAGTGGAGCTATTGATCATTACGAAAATGGCGTTATTCAGGACTATAAATTTACTTCCGTCTGGAGCTGGACATACAAGTCCAGTCTGCTTGATTGGAAGCGTCAACTGAATATGTATGCCTACCTGTGTTATCAAAACGGCTTGGCGGTAGAAAAGTTACAGATAGTCTGTATCTTCAGGGATTGGAGCAAGTCCAAAGCTAAGTTCGATAATCAGTATCCGAACCAGGTTGAGGTTATCGATATCCCATTATGG